TATGGAAAAGACAACAGGATTAAAATTAAATCCTGCGTATACGTTTGCCAGAATTTATAAAAATGGGGATGTTCTTAAAAGACATAAGGACAGGTTTAGCTGCGAGATATCTACGACGATGAATTTAGGAGGAGACCCCTGGGCACTCTATCTTGAACCTTCTGGTAAAGAAGGACTAAAAGGGATCAAAGTAGATTTAAAGCCAGGAGATATGCTAGTCTACAGTGGCTGTGAACTAGAGCATTGGAGAAACAAATTTAAAGGTAAAGAATGTATTCAGGTATTTTTACATTACAATAATCGCAAGACACCAGGAGCTAAAGATAATATGTTTGACAAGCGACCTCATTTAGGTCTTCCCTCATGGTTTAAACGATGATATAGTTCTTTGATGGGGGCAGTACTCCACCATACCTACTGCTCCCTTCAAAGGATTATATGTTAGGATTTAATACATTTGCAGAATTTCCATTTGCCACAGTACATGAAGATGGCAATGTAACTATTATTGCTACTAAGAATCAATTAGCTATTAGTATTGGAAACCCAGGAATTACCGCAGATTCAATTGTTGAAATTCCTACAGGTAATGCATTAACCCTTGGAATTGGAAGTGTTGTCATAACAGCAGATTCTAATGTTACTGCAGTCAAAAACGAACTAGTATTAGGCACAGGAAATGTTACCATTACAGCAGATGCTAACGTCACTGCTGTTAAAAACACTCTTGTAATTTCGTCAGGAACCGTTACAATCACTGGTGACGCTAATATTACTCCTACAGGAAGTCCTTTAACACTTGCTACAGGAACAGTATCAGCGATAACATGGAGCAAAATTATCCCAGGGGTAACTATGACCTGGACACCAATAGACCCGAGTTAATATTATGGCATCATCTTACACAACTAACACTGGACTAGAACTCGTAACCACAGGTGAAAAAGCCGGGTTATGGGGGGCAATTACTAACACCAATTTACAAATTTTAGAACAATCAGCAACTGGATATCTTTCACTAGATATGGCAGGATCAAGCGTTACTCTTACTTTAACAGACGGCGCAACTTCTAATGGAAAAAATATTTATTTAAGACTTTACGGAACTTTATCGGCGAATCGAACTTTAACAATGCCCGGAACCGCTAATAGAGTTTGGATCGTAAAAGATGAAACAGTTAGAGGAGCTTCAAATAGAACTCTTGGAGTGTTAACCGCTTCAGGATCAACAACTCAGATTCCTCCAGGAGCAACTGTTTTATGTAGATCCAATGGAAGTGAAACAGATGTCACGATTCTTGAAAAAGGATACGCAACTATTACCGATTCAAACAGTCCTTATACGGCTGTTGCAGGCGCACAGATTTTAGCAAATACGACGAGCACTATTATTACCGTTACTTTACCGGCCGCAGCTTCTACTGGAGATGAAGTTACAATTGTTGATGCAAGAGGAACTTTTCTATCTAATAATTTAACTGTAGATCGAAATGGATTAAACATTAATGGTGCGGCTTCTAACCTAACCCTAAGCAATAACGGTCAATCCCTAACATTAGTTTATGTAGACGCAACACGTGGCTGGGCTTATAAAACTAATTATACTTCATAGGGGCTACATTTATGGCTCTTGTCAATTTTAAATTTTTACCTGGCATCGATAAACAGGACACTCCGGTTGGGGCAGAAAACCGTTGGATTGATTCTGATAATACAAGATTTAGATATCAGCTTCCTGAAAAAGTCGGAGGATGGTCATCGCTTTTAACGGATACCATGTGTGGAATCGCACGGAAACAACACGCATTCAGTGATCTTGATGGAAACAGATATGTAGCCATTGGCACTGATAAATTTTTACTTATTTATTTTGAAGGTCAACTTTATGATATTACACCTTGGCGTTCTAACAACGCTGGAGCTCAAACTACCTTTACAAGTTCAACTTTAACAACCAATAGTACTGCACCTGGGACAGCCATTACTATAACAACGACTACAAGTCATGGTTTAGTTGTAGGAGATATGGTTGTTTTAGATAGCGTGACAATGCCTACAAGTTCAACTTTATCTGCGACTTTGTTTGAAGATAAACTTTGCCAAGTTATAACGGTTACTTCAAACACAACCTTTACCATTACTTCACCAAGTGCTGAAGGAGGAGGTGGGGGTGCTAATTTAACTTCAGGAAGTTCTGCGGTCGTTCAACCCTATCAAACAATAGGTCCTGCTGCCCAAACTTATGGCTATGGATTTGGTGTAGGAAATTACGGTGGAACGATAACAGGAGCACAGGCTACAACTTTAAACGGAGCCTTAAATGCTGATACGGCTGGAACAGGAGGAGTAGGCACAACTATTTCCCTAACTTCAGCAACAGGATTTCCAACGGGTGGTGGAACCATTGCTGTTGAAAATGAATTAATTACTTATAGTGCAGTTTCTACTAATGATTTAACCGGTTGCACTAGAGGAGCTTATGGAACGGCTACAACAGGAACTTCAAACGGTCAAGCTCATTTAACTCTTACGGCTGTAGTTAATGCTACGAATTATACGGGATGGGGAAATGCGGTTAATGCATCTGATATTACTTTAGAACCAGGTTTATGGTCATTAAATAACTGGGGTTCTGTTTTAGTTGCAACAGTTGCAAATGGTAAAACTTTTACCTGGGATTCTTCAATTGCTAATAGATTTACACTTAGAGCATCAACCTTGACTACAAGTTATGTTACAGCCATTAGTGGTACCGTTGGCAACCCAACTGCTAGTCGACTAACGGTTGTATCACCGACAACACGGCACTTAATTCATTGTGGAACAGAGACAACGATTGGAACACCTTCTACTCAAGATGATATGTTTATTAGGTTCTCGGATCAAGAAAATTTAAATATTTATGCACCAACAGTTACTAATGCTGCGGGTTCACAAAGACTTCAAGATGGTTCAAAAATTATGGGATCCATCATTGCCAAAGAAAATATTCTAGTTTGGACTGACAATGCTTTATATTCTATGAAATTTGTTGGAGCACCCTTTACCTTTGGATTTGAACAGGTGGGAACCAACTGCGGATTAATCGGGCAGAATGCTGCCGTTGAAGTAGACGGGGTTGCGTACTGGGTGAGTAATAATGGTTTCTTTATGTTTGATGGTACCGTTAAAACTTTAACCGCTTCGGTTGAAGATTATGTCTACAATGATTTTGATACCACAAAAGGTCAACAGGTTTACGCAGGAATCAACAATCTATTCACGGAAGTTGTTTGGTATTATCCAGCATCAGGTTCAACTTATAATGATAGATATGTAGTCTTCAATTATGGTGAATCAAATCCACAAGGTGGACTCGTATGGTATACGGGAACGGAAGCTAGAACAACGTGGATCGATGCTATTATTTATCCTAAACCTTTTGCAACTAAATTTAATAGTTCATCAACGGGAACTTTTCCGAGCATTGTCGGAGAAACAGGTTTAGGGCAGAGTGTACTCTTTGAACATGAAACAGGGACCGACCAAACTAATCCCGATGCAACTATAACTGCTATTACATCTTATATCACATCTTATGACTTTGACTTAGATCACCAGGGAAATGGTGAATTTTTCCTTGCTCTACGCAGAGTTATCCCTAATTTTAAAACACTATCAGGAACGGCTACCTTTACTTTAGCAGTAAAAAGATATCCGGCGGATGCTCAAACTAGTAGCCCTCACAGTCCTTTTAGTGTAACATCTACAACACAAAAATTCGATACCCGAGCACGAGGCAGATTTGCCAATGTTAAAATAGCAAATACTGCAGCGGGTGAGGACTGGAGATTTGGAACATTGAGAATAGATTTACAACCAGACGGGAGAAGATAATGGCACAGCTACCTAACATGAATTGGATGGGCAACGAGCCTACAGGAAGTGCTTACGATGTTTATCAATATTATATGGGAGGTGGAAACCCAGATGCCAACGCAGGCGGCGGTGGAGGCGGTGGAGGCGGTGGTATTATGCAAGCCTATCAACCAACTAGCGGTGGAGGAACGGGACAAGGTTTAAACATGGCTGATTTTAATACAGCCACTACAGCACGACAAAATAGAATTAATAATCCTAGTAAAATGGGTCAATGGGCTTACGACAATATTCCAGGAATCAATCAGCCTTATACACAAGAACAATTAATGACTCACGGGGCGCAACAACAATTCGGCGGACCAGGGATCATAGGATTTTTAGGGGGTAAAATGGATAAGTATCATACATTACCTAAAGCAGACCAGGCGTTTATTTCTTCAATGATGGGTTATTCAGACCCCAATACTAATATGGCTAACAAAGATCCTTATGGAATTAATGTAAGATCTGGTTTTGGAAACTACGCAGATTATACAACCAACGCAGTTGATAAATTAGGAGCAACCCTTACTAAAAGTGCGACT